CCCGCGAAGTCGCCGCAGTCCGCCGAGACATGCACTGGCTCGCCGTCAGCCACAAACTGCCCAAGAACGTCGCGCACATCGCGGTGCAGCTGCACTGGATTCCCAACGTCCACCGCCGCCGCGACCCGATCAACCTGATGGGCACACAGAAAGCGCTTGTCGACGCACTCGCCGCCGGCACGACCAAGAACCCCGGCTACGGCCTCGTCGCCGACGACACCCCACAATTCGTCACCGACCTCATGCCGATCATCCACTCACCCGAAACCGCACCCCGCGTACGCATGTGGGTCGAACTCGACATCACACAGGAGCCAGCGTGACCGCCGCCCACCTCGCCACCGAGGCCGCCTACCGTGAGCACACCGAGCAGCGCGCCACCACGCTCAGCCAACGCAATCACGCCGGTCAAACCATCGCCACCTGCGTCGTCTGCGGCACCGTGTTCGACGTCGGCGCCGAACGCGCCCAACACCCCACCTTCCGGCCCTACTGCACACCGGAATGCTTCGCCGCCCCACACCAACGTGACCGGACCGACGGCATCACCACCTGGTGCCGCTGCGGATGGTTCACCACCATCTGGGCCAGACGATTCCCCGGACACAGAGAAAGGACCGCCGCCGCATGACCACCCACCGCATCGACCTACCGCTGTACGCCGAACTGCCCATCAACCTCACCACCCAGACGCAGCGACCCGACCGCATCACCACCCTGCGCGATCTCGTCGCCCACCTCGCATCCGAACAACTCGTACCGATCCCTGACCGGCCCGTCACGATGCGACTGCACTGGGAACCCACAGGCACCGCCGTCCGCGACAGCATCCCAGCCCGCTGCACCAGCACCGTCTGCGCCGAGGCACTCCGCGACACCGGACTCACCGTCACCGCCGAACCACCACAGATCCGGCCACTCGCCGAACGCACCACACTCTGGCTCGAAATCACCATCCCCGACGACGAGGAGACCGCGACACCGTGACGACGACCCGACAGCAGCGCCGCGAGGTCACACCACACCGCCTCCGCCGGGCGATGTACTGGCTCATCCAAGACTGGATCGACTTGCACAGCACGCTCCCGATCCCGGCCGGCAACAACGGCGGCCGATCTTCCAACGTCCGCGCCTACGGCCACCCAGCCGAATGGGCCAGCGACAAGACACGCCAGATCGCCGACCTGTTCTGGTCCTGGCACGACCTCGAGGCCGAACGCCGCGACGAAACCCGACCCAAGCCCATCGTCGACAGCACCGGCCGACGCTCCCGCACCGAGCAGCAGGTGATCGTCGCCGCCTGGCGCTACCTCGAACCCCGCATTGACGACATGCTCGCCGCCCACTCACCCTTCGACCAACTACGCGTCCCATACGCCTGGGACTGGGCCATCGACGACGAAGCATTCACCGAACTGTTCGACGTCCACCGCGAGATCCGCGCCGGTACCGGCCGCACGAGACCGCGCTACACGCTCCCCATCCCATGCCCCAACAGCGACTGCGGACTCCGCACCCTGCAACGCATCGCAGGCATCGGCCAAGACTTCATCGTCTGCGACGCCTGCGGCTACAGCATCAAAGACCAGCACTACCCACTCCTCATCCGCATGACCCTCGACACGCTGATCGGAGCCGCCGCATGACGAACACCCTCGTGACATGTCACACTGGTGCCAGCGACACACGTGTGTCCACAACCCCTGGCATCCACACCGATGCTGGGGGTTTCGTCGTACCGGAGGCCAACCGCGTGAGCGAAGTCCCCACCCCCGACGGCATTGACTCACTTATCACCGCTACCGACGCCGCCACCCTCTGCGGTGTTTCAGCTGCGGCGATCCGTAAGTGGGTTCAACGCGACAAACTCAGACCAGCCGGACTCGATCAGTCCGGCAGACACCTGTTCCGTCTCCTCGACGTCGCCAAAGTCGAACGCGCCACACGCGACCGGGCACGTCGCTGAAGTCCCGGAGGTGACCACCATGCTCAGTTGGTTCCTGTTCCGCGCGATCTACCCGATCGTCCGCATCCACGAACGGTTGAAAGGTCACCGTGGGTGACGGCGACGCACCGCTGTTCGGCATCGGCCTCGACACCGAACTCACCGAACGCGGCCAAGCGATCTCCGACTGGCTGATGGACGCCACCATCTACCGCCAGGGCCAACCGATCGTCGAACACCACCGACTCCTCGGCAACCGCGCCAACTCCGACGTGTGGGCCAAACAGATCGACGAACAACTCGACCACAACACCGACCTCACGGCGCTCACCGAATGGATGCAGGACCTCGAACGCGGGGGAGCATTCATCCGGTCATACGCATTCGCCCCGTTCATCGCCGCCAGCCTCCACACCGTCCTCACCGACCTGGGCATGCTGTGACCAAACCGAACCCGCTCATCAAACCCAAGAGCCAACTGCCGCAACGCCCACCACAATCGGTGATCGACCAGGCCGCCAAAGTATGGCGCGCCAACCAGAACACCATGGACCACGAAGCCAAGGTCGGCGTCCTATTCAAAATGGCCGTCAAACTCTTCCCCGGCGCACGACTGCAACGCAAAGCAGACGGCACCGCCCACATCGTCATACCGCAGAAGGGAACCCGACCATGACCGTCCAGAAGCCCATCCTCAACCCACCCATCGACTACACCAAGATCGGGCAGGACCAGGCCAAAGCAGCACAGACGCAGCAGGCTCCCGAGACAGTCGGCACCATCGAGACCGGACTGATCAGCGTCTCGCCACCCGCAGATGCCGCCGCCGCAGCAGACGCGACCGACGACAACGCCGAAGCAGAGACGACCGAACACACCAGCACGCGCGGCCGCCGCCGCTGACCGTGGCCACGCGCCGGACAACCACCGAGCGCAACCTCGGCCACAAACACCAACAGCAGGTCAAGAAGCTCCACCGAGACCACATTGATGGCACCAAGTGCTGGTGGTGCGGCCGACCCATGTACCGAGACAAACACCTCAACTGGGACCGCAAGACCCTCGCAGGCGACCACAGCATCCCCCGAGCACGCGGCGGCACCCTCGCCGACCGACTCCTCCACGGCCAATGCAACAGCGAACGCGGCGACGGCAGCCACGACGACAAACGCCCCGCCCTCACCGGCAAGAACCTCGACAACGACCGAGGCCTCGGCCCCCTCGCCATGCCCTGGCCCTGACTCCGACCACCCCCACCACACCCCCCACCCCCCAGAAAATCCGAGGGGAGGGGGCCCACCTGACCGCCTGGGTGGTCAGCATTTCTCTCTCCCCCGGGGGGATCGCCCCAGGAAGAGGTGCTCATGTCGGCTGATCGGGATGCTCTGCGGCCTGCTGGGTTGCGGACTCGGGGGGCGGCGCTGTGGGAGGCGTTGACGAAGGGTGATCCGCCGGTGGAGCGGCAGGTGTTGGCGGGGGAGGCTGCTCGGTTGGCTGATCGTTTGGATCAGCTCGATGAGCTGCTGGCCGGGGACATCGACTGCTGGGTGCGGTTGACGCATCGGCTGATGACTGAGGACTACGAGCTGAAGATCGACTCGGCTGCGTCGGAGGCGCGCCAGACGGCGGCGGCGTTGCGTCAGATCCTGTCTCAGTTGGCCGAGTCTGCGGCTCCGGCCAAGGGGGGTTCGATTGCTGACGAGCTCGAAGCCCGCAGGGCTGCTCGGCAAGCAGACTCCACGGGTTGAGTGGATCACCCCGCGGGCTGCTGACTTCTCGGCCGGCCTGGATGCGCTTGACCTGGCGGATGTTGCTGGTCGTGAGTCGATGCGGTGGCAGCAGCACGTGGTGCGCACCGGTATGGCAAAGTCCGGCACCGGAAGGTGGGCGGCGTTCGAGGTCGGGGTTGAGGTGGCCCGCCAGAACGGCAAGAACGGCTGCATCGAGGTTGTCGAGCTCGGCTGGATGATCACCGAGCCGGGTGTGTCGATTCTGCACACGGCGCACGAGTTCCAGACGGCGATGGAGTCGATGGACAAGCTCGAGGCGTTGATCCGGTCGCATCCGTTGCTGGAGAGCGAGATTCTGCAGGTCCGGCACGGCAACGGCAAGGAGATGATCAAGCTCCGCAACGGGTCGATCATCCGATTCCGGACACGCACGAAGTCGGGTGGCCGCGGGTTCTCGGTGGACCGTCTGGTGATCGATGAGGCGATGATCTGGTCGCCGGCGTCGCAGGCGGCGATCATGCCGCTGCTGACGACAGCGAAGAACCCGCAGATCTGGTATCTCGGGTCGGCTGCCGATGCGGATGTGCACGAGTACTGCGGCAAGTGGGCGTCGCTGCGGGCACGGGCGCTCGACGGTGGTGATCCGGCGCTGATCTGGATGGAGTGGTCGGCACCTGATCCGCCGGATGATCCGATCGCCCGGTTGGAGTGGCGTCAGGACCGCGAGAACTGGGCGTACGCGAATCCGTCGCTCGGATTCCTGCTCACCGAGCAGTACATCGAGGACGAGTGTCTGGCGTTCCGCAAAGACATCGAGAAGTGGGAGATCGAGCGGCTCTCGACGGGCAAGTGGCCGAGGGAGGGCCGCGATCACACTCCGATCATCGGCGCGGAGGCCTGGAAGAACATGACGAACCTGTCGCCGGAGCTGGTCGGTCCGGTCGCTCTCGCCCTGGCGCGCACGGTGGACGGGAAGCTGTGGGCGCTCGCCGCGGCGCAACGCACCAGCGAGGACAAGATTCACCTCGAGGTCGGCTACTGCCAGGCCGCGACATTGCGCGAGGTCGCCAGCTATGTGCGGTCAGTGGTGGTGGCGTGGGACCCCTGCGTGCTCGTGGTTGACCGCAAGTCGACGGCGATGGCGGTGGTGCCGTTGCTGATCGAGGACGACATCGAACCGGAGACGAAGGGCGCACCCGAGTTGGCTCTCGGCTGCCAAGGATTCCTCGACGACGCCACCGACGGCCAGCTCTCGCACGTCGGGCAGAAGGTCCTCGGTGACGCTGTCGACGACGTCACGACCCGGTTCCTGCCGCAGGGCGACTTCGTGTGGGACCGCGTCGAAGGGAACATCGCGCCGCTCGAGGCGGCCACGTGGGCGCGGTGGGGGCTGCTGACGTACGGCGTCGAGGAGTCGGGGCCGACGGCACGCCCATCGACCGGAAACCAGACCGCCGCGCACGGCGGCGACGAGCTCGACGTTCTCAGTGCCGCATTCTGAACCAGGAGGTGTGATGACGCCACGACAGCGGACCGCCGCACCTCGTACCGAGACCGGTTACGTCAACGGCGCCGGCCTGGATTGGCAGCAGTGGGACATCGATGAACGGGTCCCCGATCTGCAGTGGCCCGCCTCGACCCACGTGTACCGGCGGATGGTGCGTGAGGATGCGCGTGTCGCGTCGGTGCTGCAGGCGATCGGGTTGCCGATCCGGCGCACCGCGTGGCGGATCGACCCGAACGGCGCACCCGACGAGGTGGTCGACTTCATCTCACGTGACCTCGGACTGCCGATCGCCGGGTCGGACGCCGCGGTGGACCAGTCTGGCCGAACGCGTGGCCGGTTCTCGTGGGCGCAGCACCTCCAGCAGGCGTTGCTGATGCTGCAGTACGGGCATTCCTACTTCGAGCAGGTGTACTTCCCGCCGGATGAAACTGGTCGGCGGCATCTGAAGAAACTCGCGCCGCGGCCGCAACGCACGATCACGAAGATCAACGTCGCTCTCGACGGCGGTCTGGTGTCGATCGTGCAGTCGCCGCCCGCCGGGAACGGCCGCATCATCTATCCGCCGACCGAGGTGGAGGTGAAGGTCAGCCGCCTCGTCGCTTACGTGCGCGACCCGGAACCGGGCGAATGGGCGGGATCGTCGCTGCTGCGGCCCGCGTACAAGCATTGGCTGCTGAAAGACGAGCTGATGCGCATCGAGGCCGCCACCGCCCGCCGCAACGGCATGGGCGTCCCCGTCGGTACCGCCGCGAAGTCCGACGACCAGGACGAAGTGAACCACATGCAGGAACTCGCCTCGAGCTTCAAAGGTGGCGTGAACGCGGGTGTCGGATTGGCGAACGGGCAGAAGCTCGAACTCCTCGCTGTGCAGGGGAATCTGCCGGATCTGCGGCTCGCGATCGACTGGCACGACAAGCAGATCGCGCTGGCCGGTCTCGCGCACTTCCTGAACCTCGACAAGGGCGGCTCGTATGCGCTCGCGTCGGTGCAGGCCGACACGTTCGTGCAGTCGGTACAGACATTCGGGGAG